AACCAAAAAAACAAGAATAATCGTTTTTACTGGTGTTTTTCGCTTGACAAAAATGGCAAAAATCTAAAAACTTACTTAACAACTTAACAACTTAACGATTTTGCGAAAAGTTTTTTTTGAAATACTACCTATACCCAATAATAGGGCTATATAAGGCTTTATATATTTTTAAATAAAGTATATAATTGTTAAGTGTTAAGTAAAAATGGCATATTTTAGCTAATAATAAATAAAAAACACACTTACTTAACACTTACTTAACAATTTAAAAGTTATCCACAGTTTGCTTATTGCTTTACTTTTAAAAGTATGATAATATTATTATATCAATAAATAACACCACTTAAACCCTTTAATTATAAGCATATTAATGCTTATACTAAAACGCAACAAGCGGAACAACAACAATTATGACATCTAAATTAATGACTTTCAAGGAACGCCAACAACAAGCAAGACAAGATCAACAAGTAGCCCCAGCCTTTGCTTACATCATGACCTTTGTAATCATTGTAGGCTTATCTATCTGGGTAGCATCTTTAATTTAATCTATTAACTAATATAATAATTTTATGAACTACAAAGAACTAATAAACGCTAATAAAGAAAAATTTAACAACGAAGACACACTAATTAACTTCTTGGACAATTACACTGATAAAGACGAAAGCGACACCAAAGACCAAGAAGACAATATTGCTGAGTATGTAGACGGCTTAGTGCCTATCTATTATTATGATATTGTTAAAGAGTGGCAAGAGAACAGCGAAGCAAGAGAAATGACAGTAGAAGCGTTAGGAAGTTATGACGGCATGACAGATATTTATAAAATGATGTCAAGTGACTTATATTTTTATTATGAGCAACAACTTAGAGAAGATTATGACGCTTTAATAGATTTATTAGATGATCAAGAAGAAGAAGTTAATCAAGAAGAAGAAACTAAATAATAATTATATGAACCCATACGACCGCCAACAACTAGAACAACACCGCGAACACTTAGCCGACAATATAAAACGACAAACTGCCTTTATAGAGTGGTTAAGATCACAACACGATAAAGACGACACCGCCACACTAACAAGAGCCGAAGCAACACTAATAATGTTTAGCCAAGAATTGACCGACTTTAATCTTAAAAACCCTATTAACTAATAATCATATTACTAAACAACAATCCAAACAAATAGCGGAGCAGTTAGCTATAGAAACGAATCAAAGATTAAATATTGTTGATGTTGCTGACTCTTTAGACGGAGATCAGACAGAATATATAGCAAAGCAATATCTAAAAGAACTAAACAGATTGAACGGTAATATTTAAGCTTCCCCCCTTTTATTGCCAATATACTAAAAATATGTTGGCAAACTAAAGGCTACAAGCCCCGCTATGCGATTTAAACCGCCTAGCCTTACAAACACTGGCGTAATTTAACAACTTAAAACTATATGACTAAACAAGAATTAATCAAAGAGCTTGAAGCCTTTGACTGTAAGCCCGTAAAAATAAAGTTTTATGCTATTAGCCCATACCAAAAAAAACGCTATAAGCCCGAATTTGTGGGCTGGGAAGCGTGGCTATATAAATCTATTGGCTGTCTTGGTTTTGTATTAACTCAAGAAGATTTTGAAAATAAGGAATATCTAAAAGATTATTTAGAGGCCTTTAAAAATTAATATACAAACCATATGACACCACAAGAAAAAATAAAACTGTTGGCTGTCTTAATGGCTTTTAAATCTAATCTATTAAATGCTATTAATGATTTTGATATAATGCCATTAGGAGCATTAACAAAAGATAAGCAAATAATTTTAGAGGTAATTGACCGCAACCTTACAAGCATAGAAAAACAACTAAAAAGACTATAGCCATATTTAACCCCTTACAACCTTACAGGACTATTTAACCCCTGTAACATCATAAGCACATAATCTAACGCCAGAGATAATGTGCTTTTTTTGTATTGTAGATAATAAACAGTAATATAATATATCAACCAACACCCCAACCACAAACACTTTACAAACCCACGTACAAAAATTGCGTTGGTTATAATACTTATACCGCCGGACGAAATTCTAAAATAGATCTGCGTAGAAAAATTGCGGTGGCCATAAATTATTTATATTATAATATTTTTATATAAAATTATTAACAACTTATACACATCCCTAAACTAATGGGGTTTTTCTAATAATCTTGGGCTTTTATCACCATTGACACAATAAAATATATTTGCTATAATGTAATTACTTAATAAACAAACGCTAAAACATAATGACCGTAGTATTCAATTTATCACACAAGGACACGACCAATGATTGGTTAGGCGGTAACGTCTGGCTCTAGGCTTGAATACCCTAGGTCATAATCATTGGCCGTGTTTTTTTGTAATAAATTTTCGTCTCCGTTTATTAAGAATTTATTAAGATAGGTTAATCCCCATTAACTATATGAGAGAAGAAGAGAAAATAGAATTAGTAAAAAATAAAAGTAAAGACCCAGTAATGATGGCTCTATTTCTAGTCGAAGAATGTCCTAGCCTTGTAAGGTGTCAAGGGAACTTATATCAATATAATGGTAAGTGTTATGATATTTTATCTGATAAAGAATTGGATGAAATGTTTTTGACATTTTGTATTAAATATGGTGTTACTTCGGCCTGGAAAAACATATCATCAATTATCCGTGCTTTCTTGGTTTACCCTCAAATTAAAAAGGTTGAAAAAATGAATGACTATGAGAACTTACTAAACCTTAATAATGGTATTTTAAATATTCATACTAGGGAGTTTATACTTAATTCTAAAGATTATTATTTTGATTCGATGATTAATGTTGACTACGATGAAAAAGCTGGCGACTGTTCATCGTTTATGGAATATCTTAATCATACTTTTAATGGTGATTATGATACTATTGACAATATTATTAAATTGGGTGGTTATTTATTAGACACCTCCTGCGCGGCTAAGAAAATGTTTATGTTTAATGGTCCTGGGGGCTCCGGTAAATCAACTCTTATTGATACCTATTCAATGTTCTTTGTGGAGTCTATGGACTCTAAGAATCAAGTTACTGGTTTATCTCTTGAAGAATTAGCTGGCAGTGGATTTGATAAAGCGCTACTTATTAACTCTCGGTTTAATCCTTGTGCTGAAACAAAGAAAGGCTATATCGATGCTGAAGAAATTAAAAAGATTATTAGTGGCGATGTTATTAAGGTAAGACAGGTTTATTCTGAGGCGGTTAATTTCCGACCTAAAACTAAAATAGTTGTAGCTTGTAATGGACTTCCAAAGTTCACTGACACCTCCGATGGTATTTATCGTAGGTTATGTACTATTGAATTCACTAACCAATACAAGAGCCCATCTGATTATAAATTAATTAAACAACCAGAGCTTAAAAAAATATATCTTTGGGACTCTGAGTTGTTTGATAAGATTAAATCAGAAAAATCAGCTATCTTAAATTTGTTTGTTGATGGACTTGTGTCTCTTAAAGCTAATAAATATGAGTTCATTGACTCCGCTGCCTCCGTTAAAGCTTTAGCTGAATTTAAAAGAGATTCTGACACTGTGCGTGAGTTCTTGGAAGATAATTATGAGTTGGATACTAATAGTGAAACTCCACTTAAGGAAGTTTTTGAAAACTTTAGACTATGGTATATGGACAATGTTCAAGATTCTAAGTCTATGAAGTTTCGTAGTGCTGAAATGGGTAAGCGTATTAGGGAAGTATTTGGGGTTGAGTCTCAGGGGCAAAGGAAATGGTTTAACTCTAAGGATCAGAAACATGAAATGTTAAGTGTTTATCCATTAAAGCCTAAAGTTATTGAGGCTGATATTGAAGAAGTCATGACAGTAGAACAAGCCACTCAACGTAATCTTAATTTTTAAATGGCTTTGCGATAGCAAGGACATACTATAATTATATGACCGACCAATCATTTATACATCTCTGTTATATGATACGTATAGGTGAGATAACACAACCATCACCAC